CGCGCTCGGCGACTTTTCTATGATTGAGAGTTTAACAGGACAGCGTAACACCGCAGTAGGGTATTATTCGTTATTTAATGTTGCATCAGGAAACGATAATGTCGCGATTGGTGGACGGGCTGGTTATAATGCTAATGCTGGGTCGACAGGTAATGTGTTTTTAGGCTATGGCGCGGGCCCTAGTTCTGCGCGAGCAGTGAGCAATACTTTGTATATTAACAACAGCGCGTCAGATACGCCGTTAATCTTCGGCGATTTTTCCGCGAAAAATGTTGGGATTGGAACGTCTTCCCCGGATTCGTCGTTAGTTGTAGCAAGTAACGCTGGCACAATTTCGACTGTCGATTCTTTTAACGTGTCTGGTAATAGTAATTTTCTTGGAAGACGGGCAAGAGGAACGGCAAGCGCGCCTACTGCAGTGCAAAGTGGCGATGCACTTGTGAGTTTTGCGGGACGAGGTTACGGCACTACCGGATGGAGCGGTGGTCATAGAGGGCGTTTAACCTTTTGGGCAGCGGAGAATTGGACTGACGCGGCACAGGGAACGCACTTTTCAATCAACACTACTAATATAGGTGCTACTTCTTCCGCTGAACATTTTAGAGTAACCGCTGGCGGTAATGTGGGAATTGGGACTACTGCCCCGGTCTATAAGTTAGAAGTCAATGGTACTATAAAAACCACTAAAGTTTTATCCTCAGGAGACGCTGAGGTCGCATCTACAGGAGCGTTTTATTTTGGAGACCCCGCCACTAACGGTTCTTGGCGAATTATAAGAAGTGGTAATAATTTAGTTTTTGAATGTAGAGAAGTTGGTGTTTGGGTAACCAAATCCACCATGATTCCGTAAATTATAAATTTAAATAGAAAAACACAAATATGCAATATAAATATATAATGAATTCGATGACAGGCAAGTTTGATGCGGTTCCGCTTGATAGCGCACTACCGCTCAAAGCTACAGTAGACACGCGCGATAGTCTACCTATCGCAAACAATACTGAAAATGATTTAATAGTGGTTAGAGATACTGATAAACTATATACGTGGTCAATCGCGGCTTCGTCTGGAAGTTTATCTGATTGGAAAGAAATAGGCGCGGAAACACCATTTACAACTGGAATAGAAATAGGAACTCTTGACCCTCAAAACAGAGTACAAATTTTAAATTGCGCAGTTGGCGGAGACGGCGCAATATTTCGTTCAGGCAATGCTGTAGTTGAAGGAGATTCGCAAAATATAGCAGGAGACGGATTTGTAGTTTATAATCAAAACATACAAAACGACACGATGTCAGCCGATAATTTTTCAATAGGAAGATTAGACAACAAACAAATATATTTTCGCAATGCCAAGTCAGGTATTGGAGATTTTAACTTATTTGAATTAGATGTAAAGAGTAATATATATACTCTTAAAGATAACGCAGGAAATACAACTTTTGATTTTACTAGAAGTGTAGGTAATTTATCAATTTCTGGAGATATTTCATTAGCGTCTTCAAAAGGTTTAAAAATAAACGAAGCAATTGCAGGAAAAGCACTGTCTTTTGACGGTCTCAGCGGATACGCTACAATTACAAATAAACCAGCATTACATCCAGCAAGTGGAAAAATAACCGTTGATATAAAAATGTTTTTTAAGGATACTGTTCCAACGTCTCAACAGATAATCTATATTGATGGAACCGTTGGACAAGCACGAGTTGAGTGTACAATTGAGAGTTTGGCCGGAGGATACGGTGTTTTAGGGTTTTCTGATGGCGCAGCGAACTATTACGGGGTAACTTCGTTATTATGGAGCGCAAACACGCTCTACACTCTGAGATATACGTGGGATAGCACACTATCAACCAATAACCTAAAGGTCTATCGAGACAATGTGCTTATTGAAACTTGGAGTACATCATATTCGTTTCCGACACACAGTTCCGACGCTTGGATTGCCGCGTTGCCCGGTTATGGCCTCTATAATCGAATGGTGATAGATGAAATCAGAATATCAGATAACATAAGAACAGACACAATAGATACAAGCGCACAGTTAGAGGCAGACGAACATACTGTTATATTGTTATCGATGAACGAAGGTTCGGGAATATCTCTTACGGATGGCGGGCCAAATAACTTTACAACCACTCTCAGCGGTGGTGTGACATGGATAGACGGGATTGTAGTTGGGTCAGAGGTAGACAAGAATATTATTTCGCGTACTTCAGGAACAATTGTTACTGACCCAGGAACCATAAACATCGGATATATTGGCGATAAAATTGTATGCAACGGCGATGTTGAAGTTTCTGGAGAAATTAAATTAAAAATGATACAATCAGCCGTAGAACCTACACTTACAAATACTCAGGCAATGGTTATTTGGAATGAAGTTAGTTCTGGTGTAGATAGAGTTTATTTGATATTCAAACGTGGAACCGCAGACCAGGTTAAAGTAGAATTATGTTAAACAAAATTAAAGGACTCATATGCCAGAATTAGAATCTTGTAAATTTTCAGCAAGAATAAAAGAAATATCTTCTAACGACCCGGATATGGAGTTTCCACAAGCGATAGCTTCAGCGGTTTTTGTCAGAGTTGAATATTTCTCATCTAACTGTAACCATTCTCTCTTTGAACATATTTATATGTTTGACGCTAATAATTTATTTTCTAATGAAGCATTACTATCTAAAATAAATGATAAACTAACTACGTTAACGACATACGAAATGGGAGGCGTTAATGTTATTGCTATCGGAACAGAATACGCACAAAATAACCTATCAGCCATCGTACAGAAAGTAGTTATTGAGAATGGTGTGGTAAAAACAACCGTTGAAATTAAAAAGATTGACACTCAAGAAGTAATTACCATAGCAGAGGTTAACGTTTCTGTTTTACCTACTAGCGATAGTGAATATTCTATAGAAATTATGAATATAGAAATACTTAATTTATTAAAACGAACTGAAATGACAATTAATATTGATACATCTTGTGTTGGACAAGAGATTAATTTAATAGATTAAATAATAAATAATATGAGTTATGAATTATCTTAAATAGGAGACATATGTCAATAAATATAAATGAATTAAAACAGTTACTCAATGATGTGAAACAGAATTCTTCTGTTGAAATCGAAGAGTTAACCGAAGCATCGCAGAAGTCAGACATCGTCTTAATGGCTCAAAAGGCCGGGATTGACTTAAAAGGTAATCAGGACTTGGCAGGGTTTAAGCAGATATACGCACTCACTGAAACGCAAAACGCCAACGGAGTGACGTTGAATGACGACGTGGCTAATAAAAAACTCAACACTATTATAGGAAAACCGATTGACATAGACCATATTCGCAAATATGTAATCGGTCATTACATCGGAGCCTCTAAAGAAGGCAAAGTAATTACTACCTATGGCGTGATTTATAAATCGAATTTTCAAGACGAGTGGGAAGAGGCTAAACAACTTTTCGCAGAAGGCAAACTCTCAACCTCATGGGAAATCATGCCAGTACAAGGTCAGGTAGAATATAACGCAGACGGAACAAGAATTTTAAATGATTATACTTTTGCAGGCGGCGCTATTCTTTTTAAATCTAAACCCGCTGTAAAAGAAGCTAAAGTTTTAGAAATGGCAAAGAAGCACAGCGAACGCACAGACCTAGTATATGCTAATCAAGATGAGCAAATTATTAATTCAGCAACTGATGTTACGTGTTCAAAATGTCAACATAGATTTATAGCATTGGATGATGAAAACGAATTTAAGACCTGTCCAAATTGCAAATGTATTGTAAATAAAAATGGTGAGTGGATGTTACCGCCTCAGACAGTAGACTTTGAATGTACCTGTCCAGAATGTCAACAGAGTAAGTGGAAAATATTAGAAAATAATTCTTCTACGGCAAAGATTGCGTGCAAAACAGAGAATTGTAGTTCTGTATATAATTTGACGTTTAAGGCTTCTGAGAACAAAGACCTTAATAAACAGATTAATCGCCAGTTTCAATCAAACTGGGAATTACAAGCTACGTGCCCGCAATGTAACAGACAAACTAAATTTGTCATACTGTCGAACGAAGATAAAAAAAATATAGAATGTGAGCATTGTAAATTAAACTTTGAATTTTCGTGGAGTCAATTGGCATTAAAGGAGATAGAGAGTATGAGCATTGAACAAAAAACAGACGAGCAGAAAGCCGAAGAGTTAAAAGTCGCTGAAGAACTCAAGGCCGCAGAAGAACAAAAAGCGGCTGAACTAAAGGCTGAGGAATTAAAAAAAGCAGCGCAGGTTCAACCAATTAAAGTTGAAGAGAGCAAAGAATACGTAGAGTTGAATACGAAGTTTGTAGATATTGAAACAAAACATAACGAAGTTCTCACAAAACTCACGGCTGCAGAAACTGAGTTGACGAATGTGAAAGCAGAAGTTGCAAGCAAAGTTGCCGAACTCGAAGGTGCTAAATTGGCATTAACCGCCAAGGACGCAGAAATGGCTAGCCTTAAAGCCGCCACAGACGAGCAGGTAGCAATGTACAAAACTAACGCAGTAACTATTAAGCAACGCAGAGATGAAGTTGGAGAGTTTGGAAAAGACCTTACGGATGCAGAGATTTTAATTGAAGACAAGTACGAACTTGCCAAATCGCAGAAAGCCGCCATCGAAGCTCAGACATCAAAAGCTGAGAAATTGACGGTTTCAGCAAAAGACAACGAAGAAAGTCTCAATGTAAAATTATCTAAGGGTTTGAACGACTATATTAAGATAATGAACTCATAAGAAGTTCAAATAGGAGGAAATATGAATCAGAAATTGTGGTTAGAAAAGTTAGAAGAGTTAAAAGGCGCTACGGCAGAAAAAATCGCGTTAGAGGTTTCAAGTATCATCGGTCAGCCCGTTGATGTTGATAAACCGCTGCCTCCGATTTTAGCTACGTTGTGCGACGCTGTTGTGGTTACGAAAGATAGCTCAGATTTCTATTTTAGAATTGACGCTGCGCGTACCAAAACGGTATATGCCATTGGTAACAATGGTGAAGTTCAGATGAACAAGGTGAGCAAAGAGACTCTGCAGACGTTGTCTGTTGTGCCTCTGACCTCTAAAGTCAACTATATGCCAATTAATGACGTTATGTCAGCAAAAGGTTATGATTCGTTGGCTTTAATGAAAACGGATGCTATGGCTTCAATGGACTTGAAAGAAGTTTCCAAGTTCTTTGCTGTGCTTGATGCGGCCGTTCCCGGTGCAAATGAGTTAGTGCCTATTTCTGGCGAAGGTAATAAGTTCACCTATAAGGGCTTACGCAGACTTCGCACCTGCTTGAAAGATGTAGGCGACAAATTCTTGTTGGTCACTGGTTCTAACATTGACGACCAGATTTTGGATTGGGATTATGATGAGAACAAGTATCGTTCGATTGCCGACATGGTGAAAGACCTTAGCGTTGAAATCATCTATGCTGGTCATTACACGTTGTCAGATGACGGCGCGTCTACGACCATCATTGACCCGGATGTTGCATATTTAATCGCTGTTAAAAGCGGCTTAGATGGCAAACCGTTTGTATTGGCTCGCAAGGACTTGAATCCAATTGCAGTCAAAGACGTTGAAATCGATACTCAGAAGCAGAGAGCAGTGCTTGCCATGCCGAAATTGTTAGAAATCGGCGGTAGTGCGGTTGCTGTGTTTGGGTATTGGGGTTATGAAGAGTTTAATGTGGTTGCGCGTTGTCCGATTGCGTTAGCCAAATTTAGTATATAATCTTCGGAGGTGAGAGAATAAATCTCTCACCTCTTGTCTTTATAGTAGATATTTAAAAAGAGGTTACAATGACAAGTGCACAGTTAATAGAAATAATCAGAACAGATATTGAAGATTTTGCTTTGTCTGGAAATGAAGTACATGAGTATATTTCATCTAAAAACTTTACACTTTGGGAAGATAAAATAGATGTCAATACGCTCAAGGTACTAGTCAATGGAGTAGACACCTCAGACTATACATTTAATGCGGTGAATCTGACAATCACAATGACAGGCTCACTAACCGAAGGTGATGTTGTTCAGATAATGTATACGTACTATCCTAATTACTCAGATTCTATTATTAAAAAATATATCAAAGTAGCTTTGTCTAGAATAGCTATTTGGTATGGTAAGAATTTTGAAATAGTAGATGGAGAGACCAGCTTCACCATTGAAGACCAAGACCTATCTGCAACAGAAGCAACCAATTCAGAATACATGTTGGTGGCATTAGTTGCGGCTATCTTGATTAAGCCGGACTGGGCACAATATAAAGCACTGGATATTACAATTAATTTTAAGCAAGATATGAGCAAAGAGACAAAGATACAAACGCTCATTAATGATTACATGAGAGACGCAGTTGGACAATTTAACAAATTAGACGAATTAAGTTTCGAAGAAGAATAATTAATAGGAGGATTTATGCCTAAATGGTGCGATGAAGGAGAAAATAGAGTATTAAATATTTTGTTTGGTGCTACGGCAGTAGACGGAACATTGTATTTAGGATTATTTAAGAATACCAGCGAACCAGCAGAAAATGCAGTATTATCAGGCTTGACCGAACCGAGTGGTTATGGTTATGCGCGTATTGCGTTAACGAGAGGTTCTTGGACAGTATTGGCAGATTTGGCCAGCTACGCAGAACAATCATTTACAGCTAATGGCGGAACATGGGGCGATACATATGGTTACTTTATCGCAACGTCTGTTGATAATAGCGGTAAATTGTTAGCAGTAGAGACCTTTTCAAATGGCCCTTACAATGTTACAGATGGGTCAAACGTAAAAGTTACACCTAGAATTACTTGTGCTTAATTGACTGATAGTGAGAGCTAATTACTCTCACTTGTTTTCTTAAACAAAAGATTATTATGTCAGTAAATATATTTACTACGCCAATTAAATTAACATCTAAATTAACTACAGGTAGTTGGTCAGATATTGATTTATCTAGTTTGGCAATAATACCTTCTAATTGTCAAGGAGTTATATTGTCCGGTTCTACAATGAATTTTAGTAACCTTCTTAATACGAGAAAAAAAGGAAGTACAGACAATAGAATAGTCAACTCCTCACTAGGAACATGTGACACGGGCGGACATATTTTATTGTTTTCTGGTACTAATACAAGTAAAACTTTTCAAACCTATAGCAATGATGCGAGCATAGCAAGACTTAATTTATTAGGCTACACCACAGAAGACGACATACTTTATTTAACCAATGCTATTAGTATAACATTATCGTCTACAGGAGCTTGGGAAACTATAGATGTTTCTTCAACACTAGACGCTTCTTATAGTGCTGCTATAGTATTAATTGAAAATCAAAATTATCCTAATAATTATCAATTTGATATTAGAGAAGCTGGAGATATTTTAGATTTATATGATAATGGACAAAAAATTTTATATAGAACTTATAGACATTATGTTATTGGTATAAATTCTAGTAGACAATTTCAATTTAAACGAGAAAATTCTGATATTAAATTATATATTATTGGAGGAGTTAAAAGCATCGCATTTACTTCTATTAAAAGAACATACTCAGAAACTTTTACCGCAACTCACACAAAAACTGATATTGTTACAAGATACAATACTCCATTCTTCTTACACAATCAGGGCTCAGAATCTAGTGGTCAATGGGGTTGGACAGGCATTAGACCTACTGAAACCAATTACGATATAGAGCAGAGAGAGCAGTTTAGTTGGATGAGAGACCAGCACAGTGCACTTGGACAAGCCTTAGTTGTACCAAGAAGTTCGGACAAAAAAATAACATATTGGAAAAATGCAGCAAACCTTGAACCTTGGTATTACACCGGGTATTTTACATCGTATAACCATATTGAGTCCAGTATAATTTTAGATTTACGCGGAAACAATACAAACGGAAGTCAAATATTTATAGACGAGAGCTTATTTGCACATACTGATTATACGGTAACTGGTAACTTGATAAACACCACGGCCGACCACCAAGAAGGCCAAGGGTGCATAAGCTCGCCAGACCACAGTAGTTACATGAGATATTTCGCGAAGCCAGAGTTTGCTTTGGGAAGCAGCTGGACAATAGAATTTTATTGTAAATTACCAAGTGATTATAATAATGGAGTTATAGGAAATTTTGTTGAAGTTGGTGACGAGACCATCAATACTGGGATTGGTATAGGCGCACGAACAGGAACTATTGGTAATTATGGTATCTGGGCTTATTGGGGGCCCGGTACAGGGTGGACAGCTTTAGACGGTTTTAGTTTTAATACGTGGCATCATGTCGCCACGACATCAGATGGGTTCACTTTGTATTTTTTCAAAGATGGAACGCTACAGACTACATACTCTACCCCTCCGAATTTAACACAGAACGTTATTAACTTATTTTACAGTTTATTATATACTGCGGGAAGAATTAAAGGCAAACTCGATTATGTACGTATCAGTAACACATGTAACTATACCGCGAATTTTACACCACCAATACCGCCGCAAACATATACATATAGTGGCGCTCAGACACTTGCACTTATACCTAACGCAATCGGCAGATTACAAAATATATATCGTTATTTAGGAAACACAGTGTTTAGTTTAACGCCAAACGCACAGGTTATATTTGGACATATATTTAGATATTCTGGAGATATTAATTTTAATTTTACCGTTGCTGGTGCATATCGTAGAATTTATAAAGTTTATCGCTATTCTGGTAATATGGGATTTGAATTAATTCCAGCATCCGCAAACGAACTTAGAACAGATTTTCAATATTCAGGCAATACGAACGTAGTATTTTTACCCGCATCACAAGTAAGACACGCATTTAACTACGCCTATAATGGTGAGTTAACATTTTCATTGAGTGAAGAGTCTTTTTATGTATTTGGATTGGGCTATCTCTATAATGGTAATGTTGGTTTTGAATTAAATTCAGACGCAGACACCTCATTAAATTACACCTATGTTGGTGATTTAGAAATCGTGCTAGTACCAGACTCAGATTACTACGCTATTCTTCAAGCTTATGCGCCAATGCAGAAGTTGCCAATACAGATATTGCCTAATTTAAAAAAGTTATTTAGAATTAAAGCGCAAAAAATACTAGTGTATCCAGCAATTGTGCGTAAAAATGACCCGTACGAGAAAACAAAAACCAGACATCTACTGCCAGCAATCTCAATGCAGGCGCTTGTTAAAGATTTTTCACCGTCAGCACTTGTATGGCAGAATTTAGGATTATCAGAGATAGGCGCTAAAACGCTCGTCTTTGAGAAAAAGTATATCGACTTATTAAAAGTTGCAGGTAAGATAGAAATTGACGGCGTAGAATATGCGGTTTATAGAGACGCTGGCAACCAAGCACAAATTTGGGATAAAGCAGATATGGGCGTTGCTTTAATTAAAAAATTATGAATATCAGTGTAACAATGAAACATACTGGTAAAAGTTTAAGAGAACTCGCTCTTGGATGCGGTCAAGTCAGTGACAACATTCAGGAAAAGGTTATTCAATCTGCCAAAGAAGCAGAGACGCTAATGAAACTTAATATAGATTCAAGTAGAAAAAGACCAGTATTTCCGCGCAACAAACCAACGTTGACGGGACTAATAGATACAACAATTATAACACGTACCGACTCAACCATTGCGGTTGGAGTAGGTAATATAGAAAAAATAGAAGCGGTTCATAGAGACCCTAATTATTCAAAAGATACTGGTCAAGGTTGGAAGATGTTAGAATGGGGCGGAATGCCAGGAGGCGGAACCAATCCAAGAGGTAGCTTTTCTGATGGCGCACCGAGACCAGGAGCAAACGGTGGTAGATTTCAATTTGCACAGTCAAATGGAAGAATGACTCCCAAGAACCCAGTAATAGGTATTCATTTTATCTCGCGCGCGTATGCTACAATATCATTAAAATTAGGCGCAATTTTCGGAAGGTTGGCAAATTTATGAGCGAATATGGTGTAACAAATAATATATGCCAGTCAATTATAGACTATCTCAAGGATGAATTGTCTGATGCAGGGTTAACAACTGTTAATGTGGTATCTGCGTGGAACGATGATGACAAAGAATCGAACCCTGTAATAGCCGTTAACATCGGAGCCACACAGTATCTTGCAGCAGAAATAGGTAGTCATCAACAGATAGAATATTTTCCGATAGAAATAGATGTTTACGCTACTCGCAATATAGAAAAAAGAAACCTAGGAGACTGGTTAGGCTCTGTGTTAGTCAAGGTCGCAGGCGTACCGTATTATGAATATACAATCGCAGACGAAGACATTAACACTAATGCCGCACTAGACGACTCAGAAGAAAAAGGTCTCATACAGGTTCTTAGAGTAGTAGAAAATAGAGATATTGTAGTTGGAGATACTATAGAAAAACATAAAAAGTATCACAGGTTTATATCATTACTTGTGTTTTTAAGGAGAGAATAATATGATAGAAACATTACAGTCTTGGGTAACTCAATGGTCATTTTGGTCAACATTAGCAACAGTCGCCGGAGTCGTATTGTTAAAGTTTAATGATTTTAGACATCTTGGAATGAAGGTTGACAAAATTGAAGAACGTCTTGATAGTATTGAAAAAAGTTGTGCAGCACATAAACAAAGAACAGCAAAAATCGAAGGTAAAATTTCGAGATAATAGGAGGATATATGTCAGAAATTAGACACGCAGGTTATTGGAAGCCAACAGTTATACCGTTCAACGGGATTGCTACTCGGTCTGAAATTGACCGTTTACAGCAAGTTACTGGCTCACCCACAATGGCAGTAGATAATATCTATGAAATTGGTAGAAAAGATAAAGTCTGTTCTATCAAGAAACCGCCAGAAGTAGGGGTTTCGTTACGTCAGTTTGAGTATGGTTCGTTAGAATTCTTTTTAAAGTTAGCAAATATGGCCAGCGGAGACGCAGTTGAATTAGATGACTTTAGCGCCTCGTTTGTAGACATCGTTGGATACGAAGGTGAAGATGAAGAAACATTAAAAGCTTCTATTCTGTTGCCAAAATGTCGCCTTAAAAGTCTCGGTTTAAACATTGGCGATGCATCGGCCATCATTGAAAGAAGTTTTGAAGCAAACGCTGATAACAAGTTGATTTGGCAGAACGACAACTTATATTTCATCTACAAGACTTTCACAGTAGATGCAAGCGGTCAGCCAGCACTTCAGAGTGGCAATCACGTAGATATTACGATTTCTGACCCGGTGGCTGTGGTTAACCCTGATACCGGAGAAGCTATGTATCGAGTGTTGCGCGTGCGTGATGTTGGTACAGACGATGAGAACACGACTGATTTAGTTTACGGTGTAGACTTTACCTATTTAGGCGGAGTGCTTACGGTACTGAATTGTGAAACCGGAGACGTTATTAAGGTGTATTACACCGCGTCTAGCTATATCACAGGTCAGGAGTATCACTCGCTGAACGACATCGATGCTTGCGCATTGCATGCATATTGTGCATCAATTTACCTTATTGATGGTGTTACGACGAAGTATCTGTACCGAGTCGGTTCACTCTCATTAGATGCAAGTTTTGACAGATTAGATGTTAAAGAAATCGGCAACATTGAAACCGTAGAAACAGGTATTCGCAGCAAGTCTGTTCGTGTTACGTTGAACGGTCTTGTGAAAGATTACGCTATCGAAGAAATGTTGAGAGGCGTTGCAGACCAGAATTATGGTTTGATTGATATGACCAAGTTTTCTGATACGATTACCTTGGTTGTAAAGATTTACGATGATTCTGATAAAACAACCTTCAAGATTGGTTATCAGATTGATAATCTCTCGGTTACGGCAAATGAAACTGGGATTCCTGTGAACGATTTTATCACTAAGTCGGTTACGTTAGAAAGTGATAATATGTTAATCACGACGAATGAATCGAAGTTAGCGATATAATAGATTGAGAGAGTGGCTTAGATTTTTCTGAGCCATTCTCTCTGTCCTCATAACGTAAGGTAAGGACGGTTATGGTTGAATTAAGTTTTACAAAACAACAGTTGGATGAGTTTTTAAAACAACACAGCAACGAGTTGGTCGGTAAGGTACTCGCAAGAGTAGAGTCTCTCGACATTAAAAATCAAATATTAAAAAATCTTATTAAAGATACAATACACGAATCTCATCGGGATTTCGCTGGGAAGTTTATTGCATCATTATTAGGATATAAAAATTTTGAAATTATCGTCGAAAGACCAAAGGAGAAATAATATGAATGATATGAAATTAGAAGCGCAGGCCTTAGAGAGATTAGCAGAAGAGAACTTTTTCACTATTGAAGAGGCTATCGTTGATAATAAAATAGAATTAGTCTATAAAGATGAAAAGTATAGAGTTCGAAACGCCGAATTTAAAGAAAAGAACATTGCTAAGAAAGAAAAAGACAAGAAATTTCTTCAGATGTTACAAGCAACTGACGAGAACGGTAAACCAATTTACATGCTTCGTGAAAAGCTAATGGCAGCCTATAAAAAACAAGGTATTGACTTCAAATGCTTTGATGATAAGATAGCGTTCTTGAATGAGAAAATTGAAGCACAGCAGTTATTATTAACAGAGCAGGCCAAAGAAAATCCGTCAGAAGAAGACGCGGCTAAAATCGCAGAACTTAAACAGAATATTTTAAAGATACGAATTGACCAATATCAAGAGAGCGCCAAACGCTCAGAACTTTTATTGTATAGTATTGAAGACGTGTGTGAAAACCACTTCTTAAAATCTTTGATAGTTAACTGTTCAGAGAAGTTAGTTGACGACCAGTGGGTTCGCATATTTAAAAGTGTTGAAGAAATGGAAGTTGGCGAAGAAGAGTTGGTAAATCGTTTATCGGCGTGCGCAATGGCTATATTTTTTAAGGCAGACTACACATTATAATATGTTAGAAAACTTACATAAACTAGCGTGTACGTGGAAGTATCAGATGATGTACGCTATGATGATTAAAAGCGTGCATTGTGAAATCTTTTTGAACAAGATGAATTTTACCAAAATACAGCTAGTGTTTATTCACGAGCTCACAAAATGCCACAATCTATACGAAGAGATGAGCACCATGAAGCCTAAGTACCTAACAGATGCTGTGATACATGACAACCTTAGATGTGAGGCCTATTTGGTGTGGAGAAATCATCAATTAGAGGTGCAGAAGCAAAACGAAGAGTTTATGAACGAGCAAAAAAACTCAAACAAAGTTAACCACGACTCCAAGCCGGGTTCTTTTTCATTTGAAATGAAGAAACCAGTAAAGAAGAACTAAAATGAATAATGATTTTTTTATAAATTTTTTCGCTAATACAGAGTCGCTGAAAAAAGCAAAAGCCGACATCGATAGATTAAACGAGGCTAATCAAAAGCTTGGCACAGACGTTCCGAAAGCGCACAAAATCATAAACAGCTCATTTACTCATGTAATAGAAAAGAATGGCGCTTTAACACGTTACTTAACAGTAAATTGGAAAACAGCGTCCGGTCAGTACTATCAAACATCAGGCACGTTAGAAAATGCCAATAAAATAGTCGCAAAATCTATTGTTGATACTGGCAGTAAGATGAAAAGTTACGCGGCTCAGATGGGCGCATTAGCTCAGCGAGCGGCAATGACAATCCCTATATGGTTAGCTCTTCGTGGCGCGGTTATGGCGATTGGCCAGACGTTTTCACAAGGTGTAGAGTATTTATTAGAATCTGATAAACAGTTAGCTCACGCAACGCAATTTTTATCGTCTTCAGTGGAAGAACACCAGAAACAATTAGAAATTTTAACTAGAGAATCAGAGAAAGCCTCCGCAAAGACTGGTATTTCTGTTGGTCAAATGAGAGAAACTTTTATTGAATTTGCCACGACAGGCTTGAGTTTTGAAGCTTCAGTTGCGGGTATGAAAGCCGCAGGAGAAGGTTCTGTTGCCATGTTTACAGACATGAAGACTCTAGCAACCTCACTAGCGCAAACCATGTTATTGTTAGGAGACAGCTTTGGAAAAACTCTTACAGAAGAAGAAAAATACAAATCCTTAATAGGGTTAATTATTAAATTAGATAAAGATAACGCATTTTCTCTTGGTGAATTCGCGAGCTCTATGCAGAACTTTTCGGGTACAGCCAAAGCCATGAATTTTACGATAGGCGAAAGCGTATCTTTCTTAGCCGCATTAAATACTGCAGGTATTAAGGCTGGTAAAGCTGGTACGTTGTTGCGTTCATCCACATTACAGTTGGCTCAACACTACAAAGATGTTGGCGCTGAATTAGGTATTTATGTTGATGAAAACGACAGATTGCCAGAAGTTTTTGAACGTATTGTTGCAAAATTAAAAGAATTACAAGCAGCTGGTCGTAACGTTGAAGCTGCAGAAATAACGGCAAAACTTTTTGGCGGCGCTAAAGGCTCTCAAGTTGTTCAGTATTTAACTTCAGTTTTAGAATTATTTAAGAAAAACACCGAAGCTTCCAAAGACAATGCAGAAGCCAATAAACAAAACATTGATGTTTTTAATAATCGCTTAGGCGTAGTTACGAATTCACTATTTAAACAAACTGAAATAGCAACTAATTTAAATAAAGAATTGACAGCGGCTTTCTTTAAAGGTGCATTAGAAGCCACACGTTTTCAAGATATTATTAAAGGTGTAAATGAATTATTAGGAAATACATCTGAAAACGCGCAAAAAGCTGGAAGAGATACTGTAAATTTTTTCAAAGAAATTGTACTTGGTCCCGGTCTTGCAGCCGTTAGATTAGCAATGGGAGCCACAGGAGAAGCTACGATAAGAACCATACTCAGTATGGGAACCGCCGCAGGTGACTTGGTTCAAGTCGCCAAGGACGCTGAAAGCATATACGACTCTATAAATGCCGCACCAATACAAAAAAATAATGTACCATCAAAAGAAATAGACCCTGTTAAAGTACAGATGCAGTTAAAAGAAACGACCAAAGAAAAACTAACACTGTTACAGCAAGAATTAAAATACGTTCAAATGGCCGCTAATTACTATAATGATATTCAAATATCTCAGGCCAAATTGGTTGACCACGTGTCAGCTTTAGTAGAAAAATACAATAAAATTGCTGCAACTAGCGATAAACGAATCGAAATGTTAACCACAGAACAAATTCTGACACTCGCGCAGGCTGGTAATTATGAAAAAATTGTTCAATTATTAGGAGTGGCTGTAGACGGTCAAAAAGAAGTATTAGACATTGCTAAACTCGTAAACGAGGTTGAACAAAAACGTATTGAAATGCAAAAACAGTATAGCGACGCATTTAGAAGTAATATGTCGGCCTCGTTAAGCTCATTAATACAGCAAGAAACCACCATAGACCAATTCATTAACGATATTGGCGCTAAGATGCGTAAGCAGTTTGCCGACGCCTTTTCTGAAGGATTAACCAAAAAATTATTTAGCCAAACAGGCATAGGCGATGTGTGGGGCAATATTCTTGGTAAGAGCGAAGGACTTACAGATAAACTTATCCCAGGCTCTCAGCAAGGTAGTATGTTCTATTACGATGCTATTCTCAATGCGTCACGTATGGGCTCCGCCATGTATCAACAAGTAAATGCGGGCCAAATAGCAGGTGGACAGTCAGCTAGCGTCGCGTCTGCCGCAGGACTCGGATTAGGCGCTCTAGGGGTAGGTGCTGGAGCACTCGCTCTTGGACAAACAGGAGGCACATATCCAGGAGGTTATGCGCCAGCAGGTTATGCAGACCCTATAGGTAAGTATAGTGGAGGTGGCGGAGGATTAAGCGGAATCGGTAGCGCCTTTTCAACACGAGCAGCTGGTCAGAAATTTTCCTTAATGGGCGGTATTATGGGAGGCGTGACTGGAGCTATGATGAACTCCGGTAGAGGTGGAGCGGCTATGGCCATGAGCGGAATTGGAGGGGTATTAATGAGTATACCTACTCCGCCTACCATGATAATCGGCGCTATATTGACATTAGCCAGTATGTTTATGGGTAAAAAGAAAAAGACAACAGAAGACACCTCGTCTTGGCAACAAGAGACAGTTAAAGACATGACACCTAACTTTGGTGTTAACGTTGCACCACTGCCATCAATGTACGCTTTACCAAAATCAGCTTATTTTTCTAGACCTAGCCAAATAGCTATCTCTATTAACATAGATAAAGTACAAGGAACAAACGAAGAAGTAGCCAACCAAATTGCCGAAAAGGTCTCAATACATATGGGAAAAGCTCAATCTGTTGACTATCAGAGACAAATAATGAGAGGCGATATGGCCGGGCCGATGATATTTTAATTGACAACCTAACAATAGATATGGTATACTTAACTGAAGGCAAAATATGAACAATAAAGAACAATTAATTCACGATACTCAGTGGCTTATTACCAAGTATCATAATAGACATGATTATGATAATAAAGCCGCATATGCGGTAGAGAAAATAGACGGCAATATCTGCGTAAACACAGGTATTAATTTATTTTGGAACTGTGTTATTAATGATAAAGGTGCAGAGGACTACTTTGACCATGACCACGCCATGATAGGGGTTGGAGACTCTGATACCTCAGCAGTTGCAACACAAACAGAGTTAGAAGGCGACTTTCAAGCTTATGCAGAAATGGACACTAGTTTTCCAACAGCGGGTACAGACCAGAAAGTAACATTTAAAGCTACGTTTACAGAACTGGTGGCTAACTTTAGTTGGCAAGAATTTTGCATTGTTAATTATAACCCGTCGGTTTCGGGTACGACAGGAGTAATGTTAAATAGAAAAGTGTCAGATAAAGGTACAAAAAATTCAGGCGAAGTATGGGAAGTTTCTGTTTCCATAACATTGTCGTAAGGAGATAAAATGAATCGTAATATTAAAAGTAAAGACAGTTTTGGATTTGATACCTTGGTAGTAGGTGAAAGAATTTGTAAGAAGACTGGTAAGGTTTTGAGTAGATTCAGTAAACATAATTTAATTGTGAATTCAGGGTTAGAAAGAATCGCTAAATTACTTAATGGAGTATCAACCGCACCATTCACCAAGTTGGCAATAGGAACCGATGCGACCGCACCAACGAATACAGACACTGAACTTGAAAATCAGGTTGACATTCTAGCAGCTACACTGGCCTATGAAGCAGACAATAAAGCGACCTGGGAAGCGACGTTTACATTTGAAAGTGGCCAAACAATCACTGAAGCGGGGATTTTCACAGCAGACGGCGTTACAATGCTCGACAGATTAATTTTTGACTCACAGAATGTAGGTTCTGATGTTGATTTTCATATTAAAATTACGATAGAAACAAAAAGAACAGTATAAATGTTTAATACACTTCCGACTGGTACTCCCGACGGGGCAGCACTGTGTCGCTCTTTAGTTTTAGACGACTCAAATCGACTGTGGGCATTTGCCTGGGTATCTGCCGAAGGCGGAGTTAATAAGCTAGTTGTTAGATATTCAGAGGATTACGGTATAAACTGGTCAAACACTGCAGACATAGATATTGACTCAAGCAATCTCGACCATACACATGGTTTGTGGTGTTGTTGTGACGAGAACGGATATATTCACTGCGTTTACACAAAAAAAGCTGGCACATACGCTAATATATATTATGTAACTCGAAACGAGAGTGGATGGAGTTCTCCATTAAAGATTTCGACATCGTCTGGCTCGGCCAATAAACAGTATCCAACAGTTACGGTTAACGGAGCAAAGATATTTTGCTTTTATGGTAAAGTAAACACATCAAGCGATATTGATTTGTGGATGGCAGAATATGACGGTTCCTGGTCTGATACTGAAATTATAAACGACGGCGCAGCTAACGGATACGCGCAAGTATCTGTTGATAGTTCAGATAATATATGTATTCTCGAATCAAAATCTAATAAAATTTATTATAAACAGCGCTCTGGTGGAGTTTGGGGAGCCATTACAGAGATTGATTCTGGCAACTACGGATTTGGCACTATCTGTGTTAAATCTGACACTTTTTATATTTACTGTAGATGTTTGAACTCAAGTGTCTATAAATTAGCAGAATACAAGAAGGCCATAGGAGATGTTTCGTGGACACAATCTTATGTGGACACAAATGCAACAACTGGAATCCCATGTGCAGCCGTGGTCAATAATACAATTGCAGTCTTTTATAACAGCGCCACTAAATGTAAATCAGCCCTGTACACCTCAAGTTGGACACTGTCTGATATAAGTGCACATACAACATCTGTGCCTCAAATGGCGGCCGGGCCAAATTTTAACACTGGGCAGATGGTGATTTGTGAAAACGATAGCGGTACGATGAGTATCTATACAAATAAAGAGATAAAGGCAGTTGCAGATACTGGTAATTTGGTAGAAACTGAAAATATAAATAAATCGATAGTATTGGCAGAAATAGGAGACCTAGAAGAAGGTCTTGTTGTGCCTATTTTTGTAGATTACAGTCTTTATTTTGATGAAACTTTTCACGGTCGTATTGATGCTAGAAAGTCAGAAACATTTGATGTAGAAGATTCAGAGACTCATTATCAATTAATTCATCCCAAAGATAGTGTATATTTTTCTGAATTAATCTCTAGCTTAACGTATTGTCCTTATGTTCGTTGGATATTAAATGAACCATTAAATATAAATTTTGCCTTTGAAGATGGTTCAGATAATTATACTCTCATGGGTAGTGTGACTGACGAGAGATATAGCGAAGATTTTCATTCGCATTGTTTGAAATTATTATTCAGTACACAAAGCGCTCAAGTAACTGGTGTATTTACATGCGAAGTCGATACTACAGATTATCATGACCAAGCTCTTAGACTGTGGACTAACTTTAAAATCATTAATGATGATAACGAAGAAAAATATTTTAAAATAGAGATATGGAATAACTTAGAAACGGTAAAGTTTGACGAGTTTGATTCACGTTTAGTAAGTAGAGGATGGAATTACTGGAATACCTCATTTAATATCGGAACTACGGATGGATTGATTATAAAAGTTTATTCAGATGATTGTGAAGTAGTTTTAGATAATTTTGCTATCGTACCTATTTACCCAGTACGGAACCCAGAGTCTTTAACAGTGCCGTATGAAAATAAAGAAGGTAAAGAACAAACATTAATGGGCAAAACAAAAACACCACGTATTAATTATTATCAGGGAACTAAAGTATCTTTGCCATGGAGTTTATTAAAATACAATGATAGAAACTATATTAAATCGTTAGTCGGTAAAAAGATATTATTAAGAACGCACAACATGGTTGCTTTAGCCGTCAGAGTTACCGGAGTAACATTAGATGTTCCAGTAGGGTTTGAACAAACTACTCAGCTCTATGACACTAAACTGGAGTGTTATGTCTACTAATTACGTAAAATGGTTATTTGCTCAGCCAGAGAATGAAAATTTCAGTTTTCAAAGAGACACCGACCAGGACGGACTCGGCGACAACTGGATAGGTGACTCTACTAAATGCCTTTTTATATCAGAAAGAGAGCACACACACGCTATAAAATTAACTAACACTATTATTGAAAATTCGTTTGTTGGAAAAAGCACAAAATATCGAGTGGTTGTTAATTATAGATTTTTAAGCGTGGGAGCATTTTATTTTACAGTGATTACGAATAATTATGCGCACAACATTGCGCCTGTGGATACCGAGTGGCATATTTTTGAAGCAGAGGTGACTAGTATAACATTAGAGACCTTGGTGCGCATAGACTCTAGCGCGTGTGAAATTATAATCGACAATGTCGCTATTATAGATTCTGATACTTTTGGTCAAATAAATGAGATAGAAACTTCTACGCATTATTGGGAAAGAAACCCGACAGGGGCAAATACATCACACGGTATTCAAGAAGAGACGGTTGATACAGTTAACGATGAGGTGTTTTTGATTCACCCAATAGCTTATGAACACGAGTCTAATATCGCTAATATAACTTTTACTGGAATAACGCGAGAACAATTCATGTATTTAAAATCTTTGCAAAGAAAAGACGTGCTAGTGAGAACTCATGAAGATGACTTATATGCATGTAGAGTTACGAATATCAGTAAAGACTTTATTGATTTTCAGCAAGGCGCTAGCCAACAATATCGAGTGACGGTTTATTTGGAGGCTTTATAAAATGACTTCTTTATTAAAATATCAATTATGCACGATTACGCCAAGGTATCTTGAGCCAGAAGCAGGCTTCGATGCTATTGATGTTGATTATGATTTATTTCAGTTTAAGTTTTCTATTTATCCCGCTATTTTTAACTATGATGAATGTAAAGTAGACGGTAGCGATATTGTATTTTATCAGAAGGTAGAAGGTGTTTGGAAATTAATTAGATTCTTTGAGAGAGAATGGAATTATGGCGGTACTTCACTTTATATTTTAGAATTGCAAAAAGTAAAACATGATGAGCAGATTGAAGTTATTCTTGAGTATGGTAAACTATATGAACCACCGACAGGTACATCTAGACAATCACTTCGTACCACCAACATAGAAGATATAGTACCGTTATATGATGATTTTGATACACAAGATAGTTCTAAATGGAATTTTGGAGAAGGTTATAGCGTATCTGGTTCTAAATTATTAATGGCGCAGAGTTGTGCAACCAACATGTTACGTCAAGCTAATTTCTACACAAAAGAAAGTTATGACCCTTGGCTATATGAAATAGATTACAAAGGTAAAATAGCTCCCGGTAAATTTGTATGGTCGAAACCGACAGATAGTTTTGATTATCATTTTGGAGCTGGATACGGTATTTATTTAGGTTTAGAAACCGAAAATGGCAAAATAACTCAAGGTACTTTCGAGGGTTTTAGAGCGTGGATTCAAGTAAATCATTACTCAAATCAAAGAGGAGAATGGGAAAGCTGTGGTTCACGTCCAGGATTATTAGATACTCACTATGATACGACCGATAGAGGAGTACCGAGTATCTTAGACCCTTTATCACATCATTTTATTTATGTGTATCAACTTGGAAGTATTAATTATTATTATGATAGCGGCGATTGTGGCTTTGCACCACCTACCACATTTGAATCTTGGGTTGATAAAGAATATGTAAGCACTTTAAAGAAGTCAGATGCGGGCGAATTGTATTACACTTTTAACAGCGGAAACGGTTCAGGAGGAACAACTGATACCAATTTAAAGATGAGAAAAACAGGCGCATTTGGTTTTTGTGGATTAAACGGTAGCGACTCTTATTTAGAATGGGCTATGGTTTTAACCAACCAGATATTTATTGCCGGATACGAAATGTCATACTTAGTGCCAACATTGGAGATAACAGAACCAGAAAGTTCGCTCTGCTCACTTTTACCTAGAATTACTGTAGAGGCCAGAGACTGGTTCGACGCTCAAGATATTGCATTAGAGGTTAACGTCACTACGGATTATTATGAGCAGTGCATTGCTTTTTTAAATCAAGAAATGTCAGCCACAAACGCTAACGACGCTGATTGGAGTTATAAGTTAATTGAATCTGACGATTTTCTCGCAAGAGGTAATTTTATCGTCAACGCCACCGCCACCAATCAATTTGGAGTAACCTTAACCGATACAAAGGCGTTTACAATAAATAACTGCGTATCCACATTCAACTACGCCTCGCTTACGCGAGACTTTGAAAATCAAGAAGCCACAATGACCTATGTTCTTGAAAATGAAACTGAAGAACGTGTAAATATTAGACACTATTTGCAGAATATTAATCAGAACAATAAACTAATACCGATAGAAGTTATTGACGCAGACGTACCATATCATGATAATTATCTTTTAGGTTTAAAAACTACACCTGTATCTTTATTAACACATACGTTTGATTTTAAAATGAATCAAGATGAACTCTATGATACTTTAAATAAAAAAGACATATATGTAGATTCTCAAGTTATAGTTTATGATATTAATGATGTGGAATATGATTTAAGTCAATTTGTACAGACATATAGTATTGACAGAAAGGCAGACTTAGGGGCAACAGAGGCTTCAATAGACTTAGTATTAGCCGAAGAACTGAGCCCATTCTACTCAGAAGGAGCCTTGCAAACATTTTTTGGCAATAAAGTTATCATTAATCAAAAGATGAAAGATATTGCTGGAGTAACACAGTTATATAGAAAATTCACTGGCTACATGAGCAGCGTAGCACCTTCTAAATTGGCCATTCATATTGTTGCTCATGATAAGTTTAGAAGATTTACACGCAAAACGGTTGAAGATTATCATTTTTCACCGACAAAAGTATCTGTGACTGAAAATCTTAGAACATTTGATGGTATTAGATTTCGTAGTTCTCAATCAGCATGGGTTCAGTTTCCAACTCCCGCAGTATATGTTGGCGGTAGACGGTTAGTACCCGGAGAATATGTTGTTGACTACCCTCGTGGTGAAGTGTTTATTTTTATCAATACTTTGGGTAATAACGGTATTGTTCAAACGAATAAGATAGCCGCAGAAAATTCAGTTGGTGATGATAGAGCCACCTTCGCACTCACCTTTACTATGAATAAGAGTTCTCAACCAGAAATTGTTCATAACTGGATAGAGAAAATTGAATATACTTGCGTTGGGGGAGTTGGTACAGATTTTATTAATGTTGATAAGTATGAATCGTTGTCAGCAGAAGATTTTGTTATTGACTATGAGAAAAACACTATAATACTTCTTGACCCTATCGCAGAAGATACCGTCACAGTATTTAGTCATAATATAACAATCACATGTCGCGAGGTGTATGATATTTATGCAACTTATAGTTATCAACTCGAAGGAACTAACGAAGTTGAAGACATTATTGAAAGTTTAGCCACAGAAGTTGGATTCACCGCAGCCGAATTGCAGGATACCGCATCAGAAACTCTTTATAAAGGTAGCGGTAATGTATTTTATACTAATAAAAATAGACTGATTAGTGTTCAGAATATAACAGTAAGAGAAGATATTGGAATCTTGCCAGCAGATTACACAACAGACCTTGACTCAGGAAAAATCACAATGCTCACCAATTTTAATAGAGCCGAATATATTCTCGACCCCATATTCAGCACTCAACACGTGTTGAAATCAACTAGCGAAATCGTGGTTGAAAGAGATGAAGAAGATTTTTTCGCATGCGAGGCTTCTATTAAAGTAAGCAACTGGACTCAAGGAGACTATGTAGACCTGGATTACGATAGACATTATTTTTATAAAAGTGCTGGTAAATACGATACTCTTGGTATCTATATTAAGACAAATAAAATTACAAAATATAGAATTACATTAATGTATAAAAGTGGCGGGTCTGAATACTTAGATGTTACGCCAGCAGATATAAATACATGGACATTAGTAGAGTTTTTAGGAACAGGAACCGCTCGCAATGACCTATACAAAATTAGAGTGGCTTATTATGACGCTCTTTCAAGTGTTGACGCAGAATTGCATTTAAATTATTTACATATAGAAGAAACGCCGTTGACTATTAATTACACATACAAGACCTTACAGAAAACCGATATAACTATAAATGAACAGTGGTTTTTGACCGAGAGCATAGATACCTATATGGAGATTATCGAAGAATTGATGAAACAGGTTGAGCCGTCTTATTTAATTCACGTAGACGAATACGGTAAATTAAAAGGTGAGTATACTAAAATTTCTACCTATGTAATGCGAGGCGATGTATTAAAACAAATGTTCGTTGATAAGTCTGATTATGCGGGTTACTTTTATTTACCAGATATGTTCTTAAAGATGTTGAAAACAGCAGAAACCGCACTGTCAGACGAAGAAATTTACACAGGTGTTCAGGTGTTAGGTAAACTCTCAGATAGAAACAATGTTGCGGGCTTTTCTACCGTGACAGACACTTGCACATGGGCGCCCGGATATGCATACGCGCAAAATACGGCATTAAAGACAGTACAATATATATCACCGTCTATTCCAGCTGTTTTGATTAAAACTATATCCGAACAAGCTCCCTCTAACTATGTTGGAACCGCATCAGTTGATGGTGATGTTTGGTCAGGTATTCAATGGCATGTTATGCAGACAGATAATTCAAATAGACCTATGGGAACAGAAGCCCCGCAATTACTTGTCACATTACCAGAAGCGGTACTATGGGATGAAATCTGTATCTGTGTAGGTTCTTATAAAAATAAAATTATTAGAGAAGAATTGTTGATTAAAGTAGAAGACGAGACTGGTCAAGTTTGGTATCCATCTGGTGAAACCGCAAATAAACAAAATGGCAACACGGGTTCCTGGTTGAAATTTAAAAATGATTTTAACCAAAATATAAAAATAAAAAAGATTCACGTACTTTCATCTGAATGTTTTGCGTGGGTCGATACACACAAAGAAACAACGAGCAAGAAATAATATGAGCCGTTCATACAGACATCACGCAGTTATAGGGGTTACAACGAGTAGAAGTGAAAAGCGAGAAAAGAGACTCGCACGTAGAATACTGCGCCATGAACAAGAGAAAGCTCTTAAATTAGAAAAAGAAGTATTACCACATAAGAACGAGATAAGTGATGTATATGATTTTTCTAAAGATGGTAAGATGTGGTTTGATAAAAACAAGTATCCAAAGTATATGAGAAAGTAATTATGCCATATTTACCAATGAATGTTAGAAAATATATAAAGTTTGATGGTAAAATATACAAATGCCAATTCTGTGACCACAAGTCAAAGTGTTCACCTTGTATCTATTCTCATGTATTAAATACGCACCTTGAAGATATTAAAAAGTTAGAAGGTAATAAATGAATGATTTTTATTTAAGTTATTACGACAGTACAACCAAAATGATTGTACTTGATGATAGGCTGACTGGATTTCAGAAGTGGTGTACTTTTGTTCATGAAATGTTACATGCGTATATCTATGAATTTCTACCTATTCAGTTTCAAGCCAAAGCACATTTAATATTAGATGTGTTGTCATCTGATAGACACTTTCATAAAGATTACATTGAATATTGGAAGACCTGGAAGCCTATAGCTTTTAAGAAAAAAGGTTGTTTTATTCAAGGAACTCTTATCGACACTCCAAAAGGTAAAGTGCCTATCGAGAGTGTTAGAATAGGCGATAAGGTTTATTGTTTTTCAGATTCAGAAGAAATTTATACTAGAACCGTTTTAAATACATTTCAACATATAGACTATGACAATGAATTGATTAAGATAATCTTTGATGGTGGTGAGTTGATTACCACAACTGACCATTTCTTATTTAGAGAAGGTGAATTTTTCACGGCAGAAGAATTTTCAGAAGGCGACTATCTTACCGATAAAGAAGGTAATAAGCGTAAAATCTACTCTGTTGAACCTTATATCTTAAAGATACCTATTTACACATTGAGCGTTGAAGAATATCCAACGTTTATCGCTAATGACATTAAAGTACATAATAAAGGTAAACAGAAGGTTGAGTTTCACGCATACTATAATTGGGCGTTTGCTATCGCTGAAATTCAGTGTTGGGAAAAAGACCTGATTAAATTTACCGCCACACTTGGTAATGTTATTATGATAGGCGACGGTATAGCAACTACTATACAAATACCAAATTATTGGATGCAGAAATATTACCATGGTCAAGGTTATGGTTATGTTAAGGTGTATCCACTTTCTATTAAGTTATTTCGTAATTCACTCACTAACGAATTAATATCACCAACTGATTATACTTATGACTATTTAACTGGGTTAATTACGCTGAAGTTCACGCCCGCATTAGGTGATTTGATTGCAGGTACGTGGACATATGATGAAGAACATCCAAAAGAAACTACCGTATACGCAGATTTTACATATAAACCGATTTATGATAGAATTGGATTTAAATATTATAAACAAAAAGACGACGGTTTAAATACTTATCTCAAAACGTGCATCAGAGCGCAATATCTGCTATCAGAAGTATATAAGCCGATTATTCACGGCTCATACGATATTGTATATAATCCCGCGGTTCACATTGGAAACTCTATTTACATTAGTCACATCGTACCTAGTGTTTATAGAATCTTCTTTATTGACGAGATTAAAGAGCAACACGGTAAAATGAGTCACAGCTTAGAGGTTGGCGGATTAAGCTTCCCTGAAATCGTTGGCGCGTTAGACCAATATAAAAACGAACGGTCATTTGGTAGATTTGATTTTGCGTTACCTATAGATATGGTCACATTTAAATCAGATACAAACTACAACGCCACGTTATTTGTAAGCGGCAATGTACGAGACTTGCACGATTCAAACGCAAATGACGAGGCTTATATTTCAGATTTATTTTTAAAAGTTGAGAAGAATGACGAAACATTAATTCTCCCTACTGTGCCATCAACATTTGAACCGAATGAACACTACATGAAATCATATCAAGGTACATTTAGTCAGATGTATGATATTTCATTTCAGTCTGGTTCTTACCCAGAGTTTACAGACGCAGATGTGTTTTTTGCGAAGAAACTAGCCACAATAGAGATTTACAGCGGTTTAGACTATGAGACACGCACAGCCTCTGAATATATATTTGTTGGTAGAAAGCCACTGTTAAATAAAGGTAATACTGTATCATTTTACGCAGGCAATGACCATTTAATATTTATTGATACAGATAATGACATTTGGTTATCTGACTGGCGCTTTGTTACAAAAAAATTAGGTACATTGCCGATGGTAGAAGCTGGCGCAACACAAATAGACCTTATCTCTGGTTATCAATTTATATACGGAGTTTTCGATGGTAATGTTGAAAAATATGATATGAACTTAGATACATGGACAACCATAGGTACACTCACTCGTACAGAACCTTTAGAGTTTTTTGCGCAAGGTCTGGCTGTAGATGTTAGTGGATATCATTACTTAAAAGCTAATGCCGAGATAACAGGAACAACTGGAAATTATAATCGCAATTTATATCTTACAAAGATACGAGATAGTGTGATAACGGAAAGTCACACCATAGAAGAGTTAGCGTGGTCATACGCTGACGGAGGCACACCGTTTATCAGTGCTCAGAGTGGTAGACTATATTGGGGTAGTTATGTTTATGACCTCGACAACCCAGTTAGACAAGCATGGCTTGGTGAGTTAACGCCTTCTGCGGTTACAGCCTCGTTCTATGCGCAAGATAATGAAAAGTTAAATATCTACACCGCGAAAGCACACTCGCCTAGTACAGACCTAGATTTACCATACGCCAGTGCGCTCGAATGGGATTTTTATGAAGGAGTCGATAGTAAGTCGGGAAGCAACATTTTAATGGGAACGCTCACATTACCGTCAGAATTGGTCATAAGACCGTTAGGCGCAATTGATGGTCAGTTGGTAGTATACGTCGAAGGAGCTTATTTAGCCACTATGTATCATCCAAGTACAGTAAGCGGAATAGCCACTGTAGATTTTGATTCTATGACCTTTAATTTACGTTTGGCTAAAGTAGAAGGCATTGCAGATTCAAATGTTACAAGTATGAACTTAAATAAGACATTATATATAAACTGGAAAAGATATGATTTTCAAGCTTTGCCGATATTAGCAACAGAGGAGTTAACATGAGAAGTAGACCGTTATCCTCAATAGTTCGAGCTCAGATAAGAAAAGAACTGGCTCGTGTAGAAAGACGCACAGGTTCTGAGACTCAATTACCTCAGAATAGTCAGTGGCAGTCAATAAATCTACAACAAGACGACGGGATTTTGACCAAAGTTGAAACTCTTCTAATGCCACTTATAGCCATGTTGCTTGATAAGCGTATTATGGACGGACTTGTGCCAACAAAGACAACCGCGAATAGCCTACAGTTATTTATTGGTTCGGGCGTGGCCTCTTTTGACCAAGATACCATAGTCTCAATGCCTGCACAAGAAATAACACTGCCTACGTATACAGAAGACAGATGGGTTTATGTATATCTTGAAAGCGATTCGACATATGTTGTTAATAAATATTCACCGTCTATCGGTGACAATACCGACCGTATACCTATCTGTAGAGTATGGGTAGAACACGACGCAACAGACTACGACGGTTCATTACTTAGAGACTTACGTCAGGTTGGAGTTGCCAGCGGTAACATTAATCACGTTTTGCGTCAGGTGTTTGTTAATCAAATGGAAGTAATACCGACAGTCTTTACGCAAAAAATGACAGTCACTCCATATACTGAGAGCGGCGTAAGTGACCTAATGGTATATTGTAACGCTAATTTAAACTCATTACATTTTGGTAGTAAAACGCCATTACCAGAAGAAGCTGTTGTAATACCGTTGCCTCTCACTGGTTCTGTTGATTACATAGTCTTTGCACGTGCAACCATTGATAACCTATCTGCCGATGATTTGTTATTTAGATATGAAGTACACGAGAAGAGTTATTCAGCCTCTAAATATGAAATACCTGTAGCTTTAATTAAAAATATCACGCCTCTCACGACAGAAATCACGTCTGATATGATAGAGATAATCGGGTATCAAAAGATTCAAGAAGATTACTATACTAATGATTTAGAATTTGAAGATAAACCAATGTCATTATTTGATTTATCTGATGTAGAAGTAACAAGCGGACATCCACAAGACGGTGACGTACTTACCTACAATGCCAGTACAGATAAAAGTTCTTTTCAAACCCCTACGGGAGGAACAGACGCAAATGATATTTATAATTATTTATTTGGATTTGCCACTAATTTAAAGTTACAAGCCTCTCCCTATTATAAAATTGTTAATGGGGTAGTTGATGGGCTTGGCACTGAAGATGGTATAGAACTAACTAACTGTATAAACGAAACTTTCTATGAAACAGAATATACAAATTTTAGTTCAACGGAAGAAACAGAGGAAGAAACAGAGAAGCTTGTCTCTAGTACGGTAACGGCTGATAGTTTACTTAGTTATATTGGAACAGGTTATTTAGCTAGTAATGTGATAGACGGTAATTTAGGAACTTATTGGGCTTCAAGTTTCGATGATTTTCCTCATTGGATAAAATTTCAGCTATTAACTGAAGAAATAATTATAAAGATAGTAATTACATCTTATGGTGATGGAGATGGACGGTGCGGAAAGAATTTTACAATACAAGGTTCTAATAACGATTCTACATGGACTGATATTTATACCGATATTCTACCATCAGGAACAACTACCGAAACATATACATACACTTTCGAAAATTCGACACACTATCTTTATTATAGAATATATTTTATCGATAACTGGCGGGCAGATAGCATCATAGTAGTTAACGAGATACGAGGGTATGGAAATTATGGTCAAATTACACAGATATTACCAATGACGTTAATATCTAAGTCGTGGGAGTGTGTGAGTTCTCCTACCAAAGGTTATATTATTATTGAAGGTAACATAGATAGTAGTACAGTATTAAATTCAGATATTATTGTCTCTATGTCAAAAGATAACGGAAGTACCTGGAGCCAAGTAATATTAACTAATTTAGGAGAATCAAGACTTAATTATACGTTAATGGGCGGCACAGTAGAATTTGAAACCTCTTCAGACAAAACATGTTTATGGAAAATTGAAACTACAGATAATTATACTATTAATATAGCTACTATAAGTGCGGTGTGTAAATAAAGGTATTTATGACAAAAACATTGTTAAAACAAATTATAGCTAATCAAGGCAAGATAGTTAAAATAATCGCGGTGGTTAATAATTTACAAGTTACAAGTGGTTCAATTGACGAAGTGAATATTGATGTGTTGTTAAACGGTGTTTCAATATTAACGTCAGGCACGCATGTAATACTGACTTCGGTTGATTATAAGACTGTGGTTGATATATCAGATGTGAAAGTGTTTCCCAAAGACGAGGTTGAGGTTATTTTAGACTACGATAACGGTGTCAGTTATGATAATGTTAATGTGAAAGTTAGATGTTCTTCTATAGCGTAATCTATTTACGCGATTTTATGATATTGTTCGGTCTATTTTTCAAGAGTTCTCGGTGGCTTTGAAAATCATGAGCGAACAATCACCACACACCGAGCGTCATTATACTATTATCAATTGCTTAGAGACTAGAGAAATCTAGTCTCTTTTGCTTTCTAAGCCATACAAGCCTATGTATGATTATATACAATAGATTGTATGAATATGTACAAATTACTATGGTTATTTAGATTCCAAACGAAGAATTGATTTCATTGCTCTGAAGTGAACTGGGTAGAGTTTAGACCATTTCTTACTTTTAACACAGTCAGAAATAATCTCTAGGTATCTTTTGTAAAAAGGTTTATCAAAGTATTTTAACATACGAACTAAGAACAACTCAGCCTTATATTCTGACATTACAGTCTGGTCAAATGTTTTAAGAGAAACTTCTTCTAAACCAAAATACATATTAATAATGTGACCAGCCTCATGAATAGCGCAGGCTACCGCAAAGTCTTTACTCACAAACACACGTTTAACATACCACACTGTGTAGGGTTTTACTCTAATAACAGCGGCCGGATACTTTAAACGCTTTACAGCTTTTATATTTACGTCAATATTAAATAACCGTAAAGTTGTTTTTAAAGTCTTTTCAAAAGTTTTAGAATAAGTCTTCATTTTAAACTTTCTACGATTACGTCTAGACCTTCTGGCGAATACAACGCTATTGAACTCTTGAAACCTAAACGCTTAATCGTTTCTGTCATATCTGCACATGATAACCAAATATCGCCTTTACGAGCTGGCTTGTATTGAATCTTTTCAGTATAGCCAGTGCGAGTAGTTAATTCTTGAGACAATTCATTGATACTAATACAATTACTCGTACCTACATTGAACACACCTTTTTCAATGCTCTGCATTGCAGCGTAATTGGCTCTAGCAACGTCTTTAACATGAATAAAGTCTCTATACTGCTTCCCATCACCATAAATGAAAATAGGCTGGTTTTTGAGCATTTTAGAGGCAAACGTAGGTATGACCGCACCTTCACCATTAATAGACTGACCTTCGCCATACACATTGAAGTAACGTAAGGCCATCACACGAAGATGTGTAAATGTATTATAATACAGAGCCTGCTGTTCGTTTATGTGTTTAGACCATGCATATGGTGAACTTAAACCATAAGCCTCGCGTGATTCTGACTGTTTCACAAATATACTATCACCATATACTGCAGCTGATGAGGCCAAGACGACAGAACCAATACCTCTCTTATTAGCGATTTCAAGTAGTTTATTAGTACCTTCGATATTCACAGACAGATATTCTTCTTTATCTTTAAATGAATTAGGTACAGAGGTTAATGCGGCTTGATGACAAATAACATCAACCTTATTTGTGGCGCTTACTAGGTCGGCGTAGTTGCGAATATCACCATTAATAATATTAACGTTACCAGATTGTAAAGTTTCTTTTGATATATTTTCTAAATGGCCAGTAGTCATATTATCTAACACTACTACCGAATGACCTTCTTTAACGAGTAAGTCAACGATTTTAGAACCAATAAAGCCGCAACCGCCAGTTACTAACACCTTACTCTTGTTCATATTTTACCCATCTTTTAATACCATATTTCTTTAATAATAACTGTCTGAACTCTGTGTATGTTCTATCTCTGAGTTGTTTATATTCTTTACTTATATCGTGAGCTTTAACGTGTTTAACTTCAATAGATGGCGTATAAAACACTTGATATGGTTGAAATATTTCTTCACCATACTCTTTACTAAAGTCTATGAGGTTATTCTTTAGTCTCCAAAAGAAATCTTCGTGTTCAGCCATTTTTAAATCTTCATCCCATGAATTGGCTAAAAGACATTTGGTTTTAGCTAGAAAGATGTTTTTAACGAGGTCACATTGAAAAATCTCTAATGCATCACTGATAGATTGTTTGTTCGGTTGTTTTAATAAGAAATATTCATTCTTAATAAGTTCCATATTATATTCCCACGGTATACATTCTTTCCCGCCAGAAAATCCAACAATACCTCTTCGTATGTTACCGTTTAAGAATTTAATGATAGGTTCAAAGTCATATACCTGAGTTGGTTGTAAACTATCAGCTAATAATAAACAATAATCACATTCGTAAAACTCAGCCTTCTTTACCAGATAATTTCTAGCAAACGATAAACCACAGTCATATGGTAAGCCACAATAATGAACATTGTATAAAGAGCTTAACTTATCGAACATAACACATTTCTCGTCTGTTAATTCTCCTTGGTCGCCTACAAGTAACACGTAATCATCATTCCAATACTCTATAATAGACGCTATTGTATCAAACAATAGTTTATCGCGTTTAAACGTTGTAACTAATACCGCTATTTTACTCATAATAAACCTCTGTTCGATAGATATTTATTCGTTGGACACGGCAGTTTAAATCGATAACCTTCTATAGATGATGATAATTCATATGTTGTGGTGAATTTAGGTTCTACTCTAATCTCTATATCTTGTTTAGAGATTGTATTTCCTGTAAAATCAAAACCTCTACTCTGCAATATTTGTTTTTGTTGTGCGGTAATTGCAGCGGCTATGTATATCGGATTGGTAATAGGTTCTCTTTTATAAGCCTCGGCACATGTTTTCTTAGTTAATATGCAAGAAGTTCCGCCTACCGTTATGATTGAGTTAAACTCAGCCAAGATTTTACTAGCTGATGTAGACACGACCTGTTCAATTTTAAGTGGTTTGATAATAACCTCATTAGCTTTAACATTTTCAACTTTTGGTATATTCTGTACAACGGTATTATTTGCCATAGGTTGAGTGTCACACGGTATTGTCCACGCATTACCGTCTAAACCAACTATATCACGCACCGCCCACTTCTGAGCGTATAATATCCAAAAATTTTTATTTCTATTTCTAAAACTCGTGTACACAATATCGTGCGTGTCTTGTACATTCTGGTTAGATATGGTTATCTCGCTACAAGCAACCTTCATACCTATCTGTTTAGCCGTGAGAAAAAAGTCTAAATGCTCAGCTAATTTCATTCTACTATCCCACTGAAGACCTTTAAATATCTCAGTACGAGCCACACAACAGTTCATACACATATCACATCTAGTAATATCAGGTGTAGTTTCAGCCTCTTTATATATCACTTGATTAAGTCTAATAGTTAAATTAACTTCATAATGCCTAATCTTATTGTCAAACAATTCAGCCAAGCCTAAAATATCTAAGTTATATGATTTTAATTTCTCAATTGCTAAATCAAGTTTAGTGGTTTCTAAGAAAAGATTATCGTTATCACACCACATTACATATGGTTCTGTAACTTTAGCTACTCCCAGATTTCTACAGTGACTTAATCCAGCATCAAATCCTGCGTAAATAATCTCGTGTCCTTTTGCCGTTAACATATCGTAAAACAACTCTAATTCTTTATTATAGATTCCTTGTTCAACAATATAGAGTTTGACTCCCGGTTGGTATTTAAAAATACTCACAACCAAGTTAAGCAATAATTTATTACGTAAGAAGTTGACAATAACAATACCTATCTGATTACTCTTTTTAGGCTTGACCACAGTGAGACTAGTCAAGTCTTGGTTGGTAATAGGCATTGCATTGTAGGTATCTGGTGGCATTTTAGACATATCAACTCTTTCTTTTAATATGAAAGACTGCATTATATAACCAATCATTTAAGAAATAATACTCTCGTGGCTCTAACCACGATTCTAGTATATCATATTGGTCGCCTATCTGTCTACTCATTTCAGAAAGTGGTAGGTCTCTAACAACCGACTCGTGTTCTTTATATGGTTGTTTGATATATCTGACTATAAGATAACCTTCGCCGTGTATTAGATTTGCGGCCTTGGCAAGAATTAAATCATTTGACAGTTGAGCCGGAGTATCAACAATAACAATATCATATCGTATATTGGTGTTCTTCACTAACCAGTCAGAATATTCAAGAGAGTTCACACAGTTGATAGAAGCTTTTGAGTAATGAGCTTTTAACATTTCACAGTTTATTAAGTTTATATCCCAAATAGAAACGTCTGAGTAGTCATTGGCATAACCTTTTAAGTGACCAAATCCGTCACCACCGAATACCTCAAGAATAGACAAATGCTTAGACAGTGAAATAGAACTCAAAATCTTAACCAAACTCTTAATACCTTTACATGAATCGTGCAATGTGTAGTTTATATCTTTAACAGTAAACAAACAATCGTAAACTGATAAACCAACGCGGTCTAAGTCATAAGGGTAATGAAAGAAGTCGTGAAATTCAACTTTAATATTGTTTTCTGTAAACTTAGTTACATCCAGATAGTCTCTGCCAGACGTACCTGACAAGTAGGTAGTAGCACTAACCGCTTTACATATCTGTAAACACTTCTCTGTACCGTCAGCCATTGCAGGTAAATTTAACTCTGACATCAGTATAACCTTGGTGGTTACATTAAATTCGGCAAGAAAGAACTTTAAGAGTTCAATGTTTAAATCAGAAAGATATACCCAGTCTTTACTGATAATCGATTCTATTGTGGCGTAGTATTTTTTAAAATTAATAGACTTACCATAATTCTCTTTTAGTAAGCCGAGATATTTACTTCTCCAATTGGTCTCATTTGCTATTTTTACTTGATTAATAGGTTTATGGTTATGTTTTTCTACAGGTACAGTTAACCACGTCCAATCAATCTTAGTTCTTATTTTGTTGCGATTCTGAAAATAGTTCTTTTCAAACTGCACCTCGTCCATAATAACGAACACATCAGCTTTAGATATTTTGTCGATAAGACCTAACCAACAAGCGTGTTCTGGTTGATGAATAGTTACTTTCATAGTGATAACCTCATTTTTAATGGCATAAAAGCCTCGGCATACTTTACACCTATCTCAATACCACGAGTTCTAGCTAACGAGATAACCAGTTCATTCCAGTGGTCATATTTTTGAAATTGAGTTTTATGCAACGACAGTGCATAGAGTTTATTTTGCATTGAGGTTGACATATCTATATAGATTTGAGGTTGAAAACCTAAATGTGTGTTGGACGGATACACAGGTTCAAACATCAATACATTATCGTGATACCTAGCCGCGCCAATAACAGACTTAGCTGTATTACAGTGGTCTTGGTGACGGTCTTCAACGTGATGAGTGAATATAATTGTTGGTTCAAAGGTATCTATAATCTTATTAATTGCTTCTACGGTTTCATTATTGTATTGTAGACGTTTAGTTCTAAAATTAAGAAACTGACTATCGGTTATACCAAAACTATTTAAAGCGGTTGAACTCTCGTCTATCGCCTGCGCTCGCGTGCGTAATGTCTTGTTATTGTAATCGGTATAATCAGACAATGTTGTATGAACAATTTTTATCTGATAGTCTTTTTTAATCAACTCATTTAATGTACCTCCCATAGACAATTCCGCATCGTCTGCGTGAGCAACTACTATTAAAGCTCGTTTATTCATAAGCTTATAATCTCCGCCTTATCTTGGTCTAATTTAAGTTTTTTAAATATAAGGTCTCTCGGCGTATACGGTGGCATCCACACAACATTACTCGTCGCTAATTTAGCGTCAAATGCACACGTTGCCACAACCATACTGTTAGGTTCAGTATTACTGATTTGTTCTGACGATGAGTGAACGATGTAAACCTTTTGACGTTGAGACCAGTCGTTTTTCATTTTAACATCTACAGAATCAATATCATCTGTGATATAACTGATATTGGCCTCCGCTTTTAAATTCCATTTAGCTAAATAATGCTGTACACCAATTCGTGAATTAGTGACACTTCTAAATTTTCGATACTCTTCAGTATTGGTTTCTAATTGATGTTCGGCTGATACTGCGTTGGTAAATGTAACTCTCCAAGGTGTCTTTTTCATACGTAACATAAAGTCTGTATGTTCGCACAGTGGTAAATGATTATCCCATTCAATATCATTAAAAACCTCTCTCTTTGCCAAGAAGAAGTTTAAAATTGAATCGCTGTAACTAAACGGTATTGACTCTTGTAGGTAAGAACGTATTGATAAACGTTGCTCAGCTCTCTGTTTTGCATAAATTAATTTACCATTTTTCTTATCATAAATCAAATTATAATTATAGTTCTCTCTATTCGCCAATTCACCACCGACCAAGCCTATGTTTGGTTTAGTTAATAACACTCGAATAAACAGCGACAGATTAGTTTTCTTAGTCATTAAGAAATCGTCATCTATAAGAAAGATATACGGTTCGGTTGACTGTTTAATGAGAAAGTTTCTCGCATACGATAGACCACAATTATATGGTAATTGAAAGACTTTATGACCTTCCTTTTCTAAACCTTTATAGAATTTAGTCTTTTCAACAGTCTCTGTTCCTTGGTCTCCTATATAGATTCTACATCTATCTTTTGGTAAATATTTTTTAATAGAAGCTACCTCGGTCATTAACTTAGAGTCTCTAATGAACGTAGGTATGATAATTGCAATCTCTCGATACTCGGTCTCGATATTACTTGTGTGAGTGACTGACCAGTCTTTAGGCGGTGGATTACGCCAGTCGCCATAATGATGAGTCAATATCTCGTCATACATTTTCGGTATAGTTACGGTATGACCAAGAAAGTCTATAGAGATTAACTCATTAAAATAACCTTTAGGAAACCAAGCACGCCATTCTATGTCCCATAATGAATTCGTTTCATTTTTCTTGTAAGAATAAATATATACTTTTTCTGACTTAGTTTCTATGAAGAATAAATCAACCTTAAAATGACTACGCGGTAAATCTCGATGTATTAATGCGATTTCTCTTCTCCATGTAAAGAAACTTTGCCAAGTGTCAGATTTATCTAACAGCTCACGTACTTTCCAGTAGTCTTCTGCGTATAATCCAATATCAATATCATCATCCCATTCAATAAAATTCTTCTCTCTACACGCACCTAAAAGAGTGCCACACATTAACCAATACTTGATGTTATTCTTATTTAAAAATTCTAAGAAGTCAAAAAAGGTATCTTGATATACTTTACTTAACATTTCATTCCCTTTCTGATATGAACAATTGAACCAGCCTCGTCTGTTTTACAATATGATATAATTGCTCTAGCTACTTCAGAAGGTGTTAAGGTCTCTTTGGTGTTTATTGTGCCGTGTAATCGCTTAGCCATTGCCGTGTTAACCTTTTCTGGACAGACAATATTAACATATGTGTTCTTTTCTTTCAACTCACCACTCAAAGACTCTGTAATGCTATGTAAAGCGGCCTTAGAGGCACTGTAGAGCGTTAAGCCTTGTCTACCACGAGTAGCGGCAGAAGAACTCACCAGAACCACGTTTTTACGCGATTCTGACGGTCTTTGGTTTAGTGCATTGAGAATGTTCAAACTACCAAGAACATTAGTACGCATTATAGTATTAAATGGCAATAATAAACCATCTTCGTCTTTAGTGGCTAAACCAACACAATTAATAATAACGTCAAACTGTTGTAACCAATCCCATTGCAGAGTTGTGAGTGTTAGGTCGTGTTGTTCGTGTGTAGGTGCGAATACCTCACAGCCTCGCTTACATAATTGTTTGCACACCTCTTTACCAATACCACCGTGACCTCCAAATACTAAGGCCTTTTTCATGGCAACTGGTTCGCTCTTAATATACGGTGTATATTTCAACAATTGCTCGGCAATAAATAAATCTTTAGGTGTGGTGATTTTTAAATTAGAATGTCGTGTTAACGATATAAAACCACACGAACCAACACCGATAGTCGCGACAATAGAATTTTTAGTTGAGGTCTTTAAATTATCTTTAGACGCTACTAATATCTCGTATCGAAAAGCCTCTGGGGTCTGTACTAATACATATTCGTCACGATTTTGTTCACAAGCTGTACCATTAATTTGTTGAATTAGTGCATCTACAACACCAGCTCTAGTTACGCAAGCATCGTTAGTTGAGAGTTCGTCTATAAAAGGTTTAAACTCATCTGCTCGAATTAACGGTCTGGCCGCATCGTGAAATAAAACGTTTCGTGGTTGAAGTTTGCGTTGATTTGTTTCAATGTATTGAATAGCTCGTAAGACAGTTTCGTTTCTTGTTTTGGTTTTTGCCTCAACTATGACTACCTTCTCGTGTGTGTAATTATAATATTTTTTATTGCTAACCATAACAATAATCTTAGAAAAGACATTAGAATTAATCATTGCGTCTACTGAATACTGTATTACGTGTTTACCATTGAGTTTAACAAACGTTTTGGGTATTCTGCTCTCAAAGCGCACACCTAAACCGCATGCTAAAATCACGCCAATATTGTTCATGATATAGACTCCCATAAAATAACGATTACAGCGCCAAGCAGTGCGACCGCAGAGTGCGTTATATACGCTATGGCTAAAAGTAATAATACGTAATTGTTAATTGTGATTTTCATTTGTAATCCTTTTTACACTGTAAACATCTAAAACACTGCATACTGTCAGATTCGTAGTCATAAGACAGGTCTACTTCATATTTAGTACACACATCGTCTTTTAAAAAAGGACAGTCTTTCAACGTATTCAATATCGTACAAAACATATCATCGACTTTAAATGTTATTTTGCTCATGTAATGCCTTTCCTAATAACTGAAGATAAGACCGTCGTACTCTACTTAATTCTTCTATTTCTTGTTCGATTTCAATTATTCTTTTTTGATAACGAATTATTCTATTTAATAATCTATCCCTACTCATGAGACCTCCCTAATATTTGAATGAAATCCCAACGTACACCACTCAACCGCTCTCGTTCTTGCTCAGTTTCGAGAATCTTTTCTTTGTATCGAGAGATTTTCGTCGCTAATCTATTTCTTTCTCTCTCTGTATCTTTAATTAATTGTTTTATTTGTAATTTCTTCATTGGCAATTCTTTCGTAAAATTCTTTGTAATCGATTTTTTCAAACTGATATAAATTAGACTGACCAACCACTACTATCTTTTTTGGTATAGTAGTGAACACATCAAAGTCTTTAATGAAGTCGTTAGGCTGATTTAATTTCACGTCTGTTTTAGGTTTTAAATATACCGCGTGATTATTAAAACCAGATGACTCAATATTTAATAACTTAGCTTCTTCTTGATACCAATGAGTTTTATCACCAAAGACACCAAAATCATAACCAAGTAAATACACAGTATCAACCTCACACACCGCCAAAGAAAGAGCAAATGTACCGCTTAATCTATGTTTACCTGAGTATACCATGTTTAAACTCTTACTGTCAAGTCCTTTGAAGTTCTCGGCCTTATGAGTGGCTGTATACGCCTCAAATGCTCGCCAACCAGAACTATAAAAGAACTCATCTGTGTACTGCGGTGTAAGAGCGCAGATTCTTCTTATAGCATTTACACATTGATGAGCGTTCATTAAGTCATAATACACGCGCTTAGCGAATAAATAATCATACCATACTATCGCCTTTGGTAAGTATGGCATGAATTTAAACACGAAATTTAACGTCCAAACATTCTCATGTTTGTGTATATTGTACCAGAGGTCATCTCTTTCCGCTCGCACAGAACGACCGCCTCCAATAATTATACAACTTCTCATTTGATTTTGCTTGTTATCCATAATAAGAATTTATATTTTAAGATTGTTAACCAGTTTTTCTTTGCGCACTTGTGGTCTTTGAATTCATCTTCTGTGATTTGTTCACCGCAGAATTCACAGTAATAAATCGGCTCATTAGAATATGGTACAGTAACTACAATAATATTTTTATACTTCATTGGCTTCTCCTTTTTTATCTTTCGGTAAAAAATACTTAGTATACGCGCTGTCACACGTTGTACTATAGCCAGCGGTGTTCAAGTATTTACGAACAGCAATCAACTCTTTATCTACAGCTGGATTATAGTCATCTGTAAATATAGAAGCTGAGCCGTAAGCCTGCCACGTTGCAGGTGCTTTAATAGTTACGAAGTCTCTGTCTTCTGTTAAAAAAAGAACCATTTGGTCCCAGATGTCACTTAAACTGTGAGTGGCTTGCCCCATTGATAATCTATGTTGAACCACCATTTCGATAGTCTCGTGAATCATAGCTTCAAACTGGTCTTGAGTGTATTCAATCTGAGAACCTAAAAGTCTCGTTACGTATTTAGCTTCATTCCAAATACCAATGGCGTAGACAAACATGGTTAACCTCTCTTGTTTAAATCAATAACTTTAATATTAGACGGTACATCGGTAAAATTATGTAATATGAACACTAACTGAAACGGCATACTGTCAATTAGCGTGATGATATGTGATAGGTTGTCCGCATCTAATGCACCAAAGCCTTCGTCAGCTATTAATAAACCTTCTTCGCCACGCTCTAACAATAACGCCATTTTAAACGCTATCTGTAACATCAGTTCTTGACCAGTAGATAGGTCTTTATATTTCCACAATGAACCGTCATTTTTCTTTAATATAATCTCGAAATCACCAGTCTCAGTATAGATAAAATCGAGTTCATGATTAATCTTACTCAGTACACTGTTGATTATTGGTTTTAAAATAGATAACGTTTTTGTTAAATAAAACGAACCAAATTGGTCTACAGTAGTTAACGCTTGTTTCACGGTAATAATATCTTGCTCTGTATATTTATATTCTTTCTGGCGCATACGACCTTGCAGCTTGGTCATAAGCGTTTGAATCTTTGATACAATACGCAATACTTTCTCATATTTTCTTTGAGCAACTGCGTATTCTTTATTTAAGGCATTGAATTCTCTTACCAAGACATTTTTTGATGAGATACTTTCTTTGATGGTTTGATTTTTAGCCACAATAATGTCTGTCTTCATTGTCTGTGTGATGGTTTGCCAACAGGACGGACACTTATCTTGTGTCTGTGTTTTTTCAATCTGATTTCTTGCATATTCTATACGCTCTGTCAACGCACCGATTTGGCTTCTCAGTCTTTCTTTCGTATAAGATAAATCTCGCACGGTTTTATTATATTTAGACGCGAGTATATTATATTTCTGTTCGCCAGCTTTTAACACGGCCAGTCGTTTTTCAGATGGGTAGTGTTTATAGGCTGTTTGAGATATACAGAAATTCTCGCGCAATCTTTTCTCGGTCAACAGTCTCTGTTTGATATTATTAATTTTATCGTTATATAAAGAGAACAATATTTTTTTAATAGTAGACGTACCGTCTTTTAAGAAGTTGGTATCTTTGTCATAAGCGTCTATCAATCTGAACTTCTTAAAATAATCTGCGTCGTGAAAGTATTTAGAGATGTATTCTTTTGCTTCTGTGCTATTCTTTTCTTTAAAACTTACCAATTCATTATTTACTTTAATACTAACATTTGTTGGTATCTTTCTAGTTATTTCGTATGTATTGTTATTCTTGGTGATGTTTAACGCTATCTCGCACGTTTTAGATAATCCACGTGTAGCTATTTCATCTAAGTTATCAGAACCTCTATACCCGTATAATCCTAACAATGGAGCCTTGCGAGCGAGATTAGATTTGCCACTACCATTAGCGCCTTTCACTAGAGTTATCTTATCAAACGTAAATAAGTGCTCGCCTTTAAATTGCCGATAATCAGTTACTTTAATAGAGTTTAAAATCATAAAATACTCTCTTTTTTAAACTCTTGTTCGAGTAATGTGCGCACACTTTTATCTTCTATCTTATCAAGAAACGCTTTAACCAACTCTGCCAAACTAGCCACACTAACAGAAGTATCAACCTCAATACCATTTAAATAATCATGCTTAACAACAAACTTGGTAAACTTCTTAGTCCACGTCGGTATTTGAGAAGCCACATTCTTATATTCATTAAGAGAATGAAGAATTAACCTAACCTTAGTGTTGCTATTCAGAGTTTCTATTCTGGCTATCTGCGAGTATTCAATATTCTTTAATGGTATTGCAGATTCTATGGTGTACTGTTTTACCTCGCCGTGGTCAATTATAATAAAGTATTTTTGAATAGTTTCTTTCTCATCAAACTTAATATACCTGCAAGAACCTACGTAACACGCCGTGAAGTCATCTTCGTCTGCAATGATACGGTGGTCGTGATAATGACCTAAGAACACAAATCTTACCTTTTTCTTTTTTAACTTACTCAATGACAATAATTGCGCATTAGTGTCAAAAGATAATGTATCTTCTGCAAACTCGTGTCCATAATAAATAGAATTGTATCCATCTGAAGCCAGATAACTACCATATGTTACTTCGATACCCCATGGTTTAAATATGTCAGCCAAACTAACGTCTTGAGTATTGTCGTGATTACCGCTTACCCACACCACTCTTTCGTATCGTTGCTTAAATTTCTTTAGCCACTTACTGCCAAAGATGAGTTCTTTACTTGATACTCTGCCCTTCTTGTCAAAGTAGTCTCCAAGAATAATAAGTTGGTCAGCTTTCTCTTTAATAATTTCAGAGAAAATCAGATTCAACTCATCTAATGATGATTCTTCGATATGAGGGTCGCTAAATACGAGTATCTTCATTATTAACCTTCTTATAAAAACGAACCCCGATGAAGTATGTTTTCGCTACGCAATTACAGTGACGACATCGGAGCAGGTTGTGTTTACTTTAAATCTTCTTCGCGTGGCGACATATCGATTCCAGGCATTTCTGGTTCGACTTTCTTTTCTACAATTGTACCAGTCGCAATATCAATTACAATCGGGTCTTTCTTTTCTGGTACTGTGCCGTCTGCGTTCTTTTGAATGTTTGCAGGTTCAATGTAAAT